CAAAGTCACAGTGGCATTCAGGAATTACGTCGTTGACTCTATGCAGGATTCTACCACATACCCCATGGACGCATTTAAGTATCATGGTTGCGGTACCGACAATACTGCTGAGGACAATACCGATACCGATTTGGGCACCGAAGTCGGTTCCAGAGTTGCTGGAACTCAGATCGAGGGTGCAACTGCCGATATATATAAGACCGTTGCAACGATCACGCCGGGAGGTTCATACGCCATCGTTGAACATGGGTTGTTCTCCGCGTCGTCCTCGGGGGTACTTGCTGATCGATCGGTGTTTGGAGCTATTAACGTTACTGCATCTGATAGCATCGAATTTACCTATCAGATGACCCACAATGCAGAGGCATAATGAATAAAATAGTCGATACCAAAGATACGGATGCCGCAACGCCTGAACAGGCTTTGGTCGATCAGGCTAAGCAACGCTTTGCTGCGGGATATAGTGCAGACCAAGAAAACCGCATCGAGGCTGCTGAAGATCTCCGTATGGAAGCTGGCAAGGATCATTGGCCAGAAGACATAAAGAAGTTGCGCAAAGGTCGTCCGTGCCTGACCATCAACAAGTTGCCCACGTATGTCGACCAGGTGACCAATGATGCTCGTCTCAACAAAATTGCCATTAAAATTAAACCTGCGGGGGGTAAGGCCACCAAAGATATTGCCAATACCCTCAATGGAATAATTCGCAACATTGAGGCGCAATCTAAGGCATCTGCGGCATATACCCATGCCCTTGAGTGCGCGGCTAAATGTGGGTTTGGGTATTTCCGAATAACCACCGAATACGTTGACGACTCCACGTTCGATTTGGACATCCGGGTCAAACGGATCAAGAACCCGTTTACCGTCGTGTTGGACCCGGATCGTATGGAAGCAGATGGCAGGGACAAGAAGTGGGCATTTGTATCCAAAAAGGTTAAGAGATCCGAATTCAAGAAACAACACCCAAACGCCCAGGACCCCGAGCCATTTTCAGCAGGTCAGGCTGGTGAGGTTGACGCTCTGTGGTATGACGAGGATACGGTTCGTGTGGCTGAGTATTGGGTCATGGAACCCAAAGTCAAGGAGTTAGTGCTGCTAGACACCGGCGAGACTTACGAGGCTGCCGAATTCGACATGATCCAAGACGAACTTGCCAAAATGGCACAGGATGCCGAGATCGAACCCCCGAAAGAACTTAAGCGCCGTACCGTCGATTCGCACGAGGTGTGGCAGTACCTCATCGATGGCAATCAGATCATCAGCAAAACCCTCTGGCCTGGGCGCTACATCCCCATCATCGAGGTAATGGGCAAGGAAACTGTCCTCGACACCGGCGAGGTGGTTCGTCGGGGTGTCATCCGCCATGCCAAAGACCCTCAACGCTTGTACAACTACGCGCGGTCAAGTTCTGCCGAAACTACGGCTATGGTGCCTAAGGCTCCATATTTGTTGTCAAAAGAGCAAATTAAGGGACACGAGAACTTGTGGCAGGATTCAACCAAGAAGAACCTGCCGTACTTGCTCTATAATGAAACCAAGTCCGGCCAGACCCCTAAGCGTCAGGTTATTACCCAAACTGCTATTGGTGAGATCACCGAGTCCCAACTTGCCAACGACGAAATGAAGGCGACCACTGCCACCTATGATGCATCACTTGGTGCCCAGGGCAATGAAACCTCTGGGCGTGCAATACTGGCCCGTCAACGTGAGGGAGATGTTAGCAACTTTACGTACCACGACAACCTCCAGCGTGCGGTCGAACTTGGGGGTGAGATCATGATCGATATAATCCCCAACGTATACGATACTGAACGTCAACTTATCATTTTGAACGATGACGGTACTGATGAGCCGGTTGTGGTTAATAAAGTCATTATTGACGAACAAACCGGAAAGGAGGTTATCCTAAACGATCTTAGTATGGGCAAATATAAGGTGGTTTCCACAACCGGCCCCAGCTTTACTACTCGACGTGTAGAAGCAGCGCAGGGAATGATGGACTTCATCCGAGTGGCCCCCGAAAGCGCTTCGGCCATTATGGATCTGATCGCTGAGGCCCAAGACTGGCCCATGTCCGCTCGGATCGCCAACAGAATTAGAAAAGGGCTAGGGATAGATGAGAACGGGGACCCTCTGCAGCCCCAAAACCCCGGTCCAACGCCTGAGGATATCGAACGCGCCCTCAAAGCCGAAGGAACATCCTTGTCGAATCAGGTTAAAGCTATGCAACTTAAGAAGTTGTCCGAAGAGGAGCAAATGCGCCTGACCACCGTGGCCCAATATGCTGCTCAGGGTGCTGTTGATCACATCATTAAACTTTTACAATCATCGGAAGGAGGAACAAATGACCAAACCGGAACCACTAATGCGGGAGGGTGACATTGAGGCGCTAAGGCGCAAACGAGAGTTGGAGGGAAAACCTATCAAGTCGGATCTTATACGCAAGGGCGATAGGATTTTGCAGTATAGGGCCAAAAATGGTAGAGTGGAAGTGCTAGGCGATAACGACTAATCGAACCAAACTTTAGCCGAACCGAACGCAATTTCGGGTTATAAATTCGGGGAAACCCGCAGGAGATGATCATGGCAAAACCAAGTGATGTAAACGACGACGTATTAGAACCAGAAGTCCCGATAGTGGACGACGTAACGCCTGTCCCTGAACCTTCAAACGCACCGGACGTGACTCCGGGGGAAAATCCGGACGATCCACCCGAACCGGCACCGGCTGCTGACGATGGTGTCCAGAAACGGATCAATGAAATTACTCGCAAACGTCGTGAGGCTGAGCGTGAGGCAGCATATTGGCGTGGGCGGGCAGAAGCTCAGGCATCAGCCCCAGCCACTCCCAATACCCCCGAAGCCCCCGAAGCCCCGGTCGAACTCGACCCCGATGACTTTCAGACGTATGCGGATTACCACAAGGCAGTTGCTGCACGTACGGCAGAACAACTTCGCAAAGAGGATGAAAACCGTCGTGCTGCTGAGGAAAAGTCGAGGCAGGATGCGGAGTTTATCGGACAAATCAACTCTGGTCGGACGAAGTACTCCGATTTTGATGATGTGGCTCTGGGGCATCCGTACTTGTCACAGGAGATGCTGGATGCATCTCGTGGTGAAAATCTTGACGATATATTGTATCATTTGGGGAAGAATCCAAAAGAAGCTCAGAGGATATATCTACTTCCACCGGGACAACAATCCCGCGAAGTATTTAAACTTGTGGGTAGATTATCGGTTGGGGTTGCTCCCCCAAAACCAAAACCAACTAATGCACCAACTCCACCTGTAACCGTGGACGGTGCGTCTCCCGTTGAAAAGCCCGATGACAAAAAGTCCCAAAAGGAACTGTTTGCCAAGTGGGAACGGGATGCAAAAATAGCGAAAGGAATAAATCCAAATGGCTAACACACTCTTAACCCACACCATGATTGCCCAGAGGGCGTTGTTCGATCTGCACAACTCCTTGGTCATGAGCCGTCATGTGTATAAGGGTTACAACACTGAATTTCGAGCGCGGGGACGGTTCAAAGTCGGATCGTCTGTAACCATCGCCCTCCCAAACAAGTATCGCACCAAAGACGGGGCCACCATGGACGTCGTGGACACGTACGAACGTTCAACAACCGTATCCGTGGACACCCAGAAGCATGTGGCGTTCAACATCACCGAGTCGGATTATATGTTCAAAATCGAGGACTTCTCCAGGAAGCACCTCGTTCCGGCTACAATTGCCCTCGCGAACAAGCTGGACAATGACGGCATGAAGGAGTATGTCAACGTCTATAATCAGGTTGGCACTCCAGGCACTACCCCGTCCACGTTTCAAGTCCTGGCCGACTCTGCCGAGCGCATGGATAACGAGGCCATTCCCCAAGATTCGCGTCTCCGGATCTTCTCCCCCAAGGCGTACTGGAGCATGGCCGCCGGTGAATTGAAGGGTGTGTTCAACGAGAACATCGTGGACACCATGTTGCGGCGTGGGTTCGTAGGTCGGTTCGCAAATGCAGACCACTTCATGAGCCAGAACGTACCGGCGCACACGGTGGGGGCACATGGTGGTACCCCTTTGATGAATGGTGCAACTGCTGAAGGTGCCACGTCGATCGTCACCAACGGTTGGTCGGCAACCACAGCAATCCTCAAAGCCGGTGACATCATTACCATCGACGGTGTTTATGCGGTTAACCCCATCAGCGGGGATAAGTGGGAAGGCAATCAGCTTCGCCAGTTCGTGGTGACGGCAAATACGTCCAGCGTGGCGAGTGATGCTACCATCCCGATCTATCCCACAATCTACAGTGCCAGTGCTACCGAAAAGGTCCTTCCGTACCAGACCGTGGACGCACTCCCGGCAAATGACGCCGCAATCACTGTGGTTGGTACGGCCAGCACTGCATATCCCATGAACCTGTGTTTTCACCCGAACGCATTTGCGCTTACGGTGTTACCATTCCAGGCCCCCAAGTCGGCTAACAAGTCCGTAATGTGGGGCCAGGCATCCGATCAGGATTTGGGCCTGTCCATCACAGTTGCGACGGGGTTCGACATCGCCAATTACGATGAGGACACTCGTATGGACATTCTTTATGGTTGGGATACAATCGAACCCAATTATGCTGTCCGGATCATCGGGTAGAGGGGGGGAGGTGAGGCCATGAAACGATTTACTACATGGACGCTAACCATCGTTTTGGCGCTGGTGGCATCTTTGGCAATTGCGGGGATACAGGATCGATTCAGTTTGATTGATCTTGGAGCATCCCCAAAACCAGCAGCGGTGATATTGCCTGACATCACCGCTCCAACCACAAACCCCGAAACCAACAAGAATTGGGTATATACCGTCGACGGTGTACTATACTTTGAGGATGACACTGGCAACGTTTCACCGCTTATATCCAAAACGGTTGAACTTACCAATGCTCAGATTAAAGCTATGAGGGCTACTCCAGTCGATCTTGTGGATGCCCCCGGAGCCGGAAAATTTTTGGAGCTTGTTGGTGCAGTGCTGGTCCTAGATTATGGGTCCAACGTTCTTACTGAATCTGCGGACAATATGGTAATCCAGTATGGGTCCGGCACCGATGCCACGGCTGCAATAGAGGCTACAGGGTTTATCGACGATTCTGCCGACAGTATTTCGGTGGTCGTCCCGGCTGCAATTGTTGGCATCGCCGCTTCGAGCATTGCAAACGACGAGCTTGAACTGTTCAACACTGGGGACGGCGAGTATGGTGGAAACGCTGGGGCGGACACCACAATGACGGTGAAAATAACCTATCGAGTCCATACGTTGGGCTTGTAAACCCATCCCTCGTCGTTCTTTTTCTTTTTTGGGGTGGACAAACCTCGTGCGTCGGTGCGGCGTTGCGGCGTTGCGCCGACGCTTTTGAAAGGACACAAAATGACCGAAGATAAACCAAAAATCAAAGTAGATCCTAGCAGAATTGCTCCTACGTGGTTGTATAACAGTGCTGGGGAAAAAGCCCTATTCAGAACCCAGGAGGAAGTTGATGATGCGTGGGATAATGGATGGGGACCGCCTGAAATGTTCTCAGGAGGCGATCTTATATCACAACGCACCTTCTCTACCAAAAAGGCCCTCGAACTCGCCATAGCATCGGATCCCAGGTATTCGGGATTGGCCATCAACACCAAAAGATCCATGGCGGAGTGTATGGATCGTGTGATAAAGTTCGAGAACCAAGAGGAACTTGACGAAATTAACGATACCGACGAGTCCGGAGATTAGCCATGTCATCATCTACGGCCAACGACATAATTAAACGTGCACTCGTAAAGGCGCGGGTATTATCCCCCCGCGATACCGTTCCAGCCCATATCAATAATCAGGTCTGGGATGACCTCAACGATATGTTGGAAGCGTGGTCAATTACAGAGATGGCGGTGCCCTATGATGTTCAGGAATCATTTGCGTTGACGTCTGGTACTGCGTCGTACACGTGGAAGGTCGGGGGCACGTTTAATTCTGCTCGTCCTATAATCATCAAGGATAACACATTTGTTCGTGTCGGCAGTGTAGATTACCCAGTGGATTTAAAAAGCGTAGATTATTACCGAAGAAAATCCATAAAATCTACTCCCGGAATTCCCCAAATCCTCGCATATTCTCCCGAATTTACGGCGTTGGTTGTGTATTTGTGGCCCACTCCATCGTCTGCGGACTCTATATACATCAAATCCACCAAGCCACTTACATATTTTTCGGACAAAACCACTTCGGTGGATTTGGACATTGGATATCGGAACGCCATAGTCACCAACTTGGCTGTCAAAATATGCCCAAATTTTGGTAAGTCCGTATCCAAGGAGTTGGCCAAGGATTCTGAGGATGCTATGGAGGCTATATACACCATCAACAACAGAATTGTTCCAGAAGTTAGGGCAGAGGGGTTATTCAGGTTGATGAATGGGGGTTCTGGGAGTGACATAAATGAGGGTCCATGGACGTAGAGGTCACCGATGGGTAAATTAATAGAAGTTCCGTTTTGCGGTCAGACGTACAAATCCGAGTCAACGTTCATGTCTAACCAGGAGTGTGTAAACTTTTATCTGAGGCCGTGGCCCGAGTTGGGGGAGAACAAGTATGCCCTGCTGGGAACCCCTGGGTTGGAATTGTGGGTAGACTTTTCCACACCGGCTGTGATTCGTGGTATGTTGGTATGGAAAAACCTGTTGTATGTGGTTGTAGGATCAAAGTTTTATTCGGTAGATAAGTCTGGGGCATATGAACTTCTGGGCAACATCAACTCCACATCTGGACCTGTGGGCATGGCATGTAATGGAGTTGATTTGATGATAGTTGACGGAGGTGGTTATATATGGGATCTTGTAACTAAAACCCTTACACAAATTACTGATTCAGATTTTCCTGGGGCATATCAGGTAATAGAGGTAGATGGGTATTATTTGGTCCCCAAACCTGGAACAGGACAAGTGTGGAGATCAGACCTTAACGACGGGCTATCGTGGGGGGGTTTGGCATTTTCTACTGCTGGAGGTGATCCTGATGATTTGGTTTCGATTTTGGCTGATCATCGAGATGTGTACTTGTACGGAAAGAATTCATTAGAGATTTGGTACAACACTGGAGCAGAAACATTTAACTTTTCTAGAATTGAGGGTGCGTTTGCCGAAGTGGGAACAGTTGGATCACATTCAGTTTGCAAAGCCAACAACGCCGTGTACTGTCTTGGACAGGATAAAAACGGCCATGGACAATTGCTACAATCATTGGGAAGGCAACCAAAGGCAATAACTACATTCCCTATATCTCGTATCCTTGGAACTTATACTGACCTATCCGACGCGAACATATTTGCGTATCAACAGAACGACCACACGTTTGTAGTTATAAATGTTCACGAACAGACATGGGTATATGATACTACTGTCGGAATGTGGCACCAAAGATCCACACGGATAAATGGTAAGGACGGTCGTTGGCGTGGGGACAACCACGGATTTGCATTTGGATACCACATCATTGGAGATTATTCGTCGGGCAAGTTGTACAAACTTAAACCGGATGTGTACACCGACGCATCTGGAGATATGATATCGGTCAGGACTAGTCCCATCATCAGATCCAAACAAGAACTTATAACCGTTAATAGATTTCAACTTATAATGGAACCAGCAGTTGGATTGATCACCGGGAACGATCAAGACGTGGATCCCAAAGCCATCATATCGTGGTCACGTGATGGTGGAAAATCCTGGATCGATGAAGAAGTATCTATGGGGAAGATTGGTGAGTATGATAATACTGTTGAAGTTTACCAACTTGGACAAGGACGCAATTGGGTGTTTAAAGTGGCCATAAGTGCAGCCGTAAAGCGAGTAATACTGGGCGCTGTTGCGGAGGTGGAAATAGATGACTAGCATACTCAGATCTCCTGCATCCACCAGATTGGAAATGTATCCCGGAGTGGGTACTATGTCCGTTGAGTGGCAGAACTTTTTTAGGGACCTGATGACTAGGGTTGGTGGATTTGAGGCATACACCAACAAGGAACTGGAAGACATTAGATTTGGCATATCCGGGGATCCGGCTGCTGGTCAATATGGCAAATTTGTGGACCCATACTCGATTGCAGGAGTGGACGTCTCGGAGATTTCCACCGATTTGGGTTTGGGTGCTCTGGCCCTTCAGGACACTATCAACAATTCGGACTGGTCTGGGGCGGATCTGTCAATCCTAAATGGTGGGACCGGGGCATCGTCTGCCTCTGTAGCCAGGACCAATCTGGGTCTTGTGATCGGGACCGATGTCCAAGCATATAACACTAGATTGACGGAAATTGCGGCGTTAATGCCTGCTGATGGAAATTTTATTGTAGGTGATGGATCTAGTTGGATTGTAGAATCGGGGTCTACCGTTCGTACGTCCTTGGGATTGGGGACCGCTTCAACTAGGGATGCTGAGGATACGCTTACCGACGGAAGTAACTTGCCCGACGGTGCCGCCATAATTGCATATGGTGATGTTCATTGGGGTGCTGGTGGGGTTGATACATCTGGGGTGCCAGAGGCCAATGATTTTGCCAGATTTACTGATGCTGACACTATCGAGGGCAGATCGTATAGCGAAACCAGATCGGATTTGGGTCTTGTGATTGGTACTGACGTTCAGGCATACAGTACCATGCTTGCAGCCATAGCTGCACTAAGCCCAACAGATGATACATTCATAGTAGGTACTGGGGCTACTTGGACCGCCGAGGGTGGGTCAACTGTACGAACATCACTTGGCCTCGGTTCTGCTGCAACTCGATCTGCCGAAGACACTCTTACTGATGGAAGTAACCTACCTGACGGAGCGGCTATAATTGCATATGGGGACGCTAATTGGGGAGGATCTTCAATATGGACAGATTATACGACATATATATCCCCAGACAATAATTCCGAAGTTAAAATATACGATACCGCAAGTAACAGCAACGCAGCTTTGAAAATAGATAAGACGTTTCAACCTACTACCGATAGATGTGGCACTTCTCACTTTGTCCTGACAGCAGATGATTTATCGGGTATAAGTGGAGCGGGAGGAAGTGCAAACTTTTACTATTATAGAGCCACCGATTCTCTAACTGCAGGGTTTATGCTTACTCAAACTCTCATAAATGTAGCTGAAGATATAGACGGTGGAACAGCTATGGCACAATGGTTGGTGTCTGCAGGTCCTAATTCCAACACTGGGGATAATTGGGGATTAGCCGGAACTGAAATAAACTTGTTCAACAGATATCAGGATGAAGGAAAGAAAACCGCACGTA